CCATAGAGGCCGACTTGCGAACATAGAAAGTGACTGATCTCTGGACGCCGTTCTTGAACGGCACTCTCAGAAGAGGGGACCAGACGCGCCACGTTGCGCTTGCAGGTTCGAACTTCAGAGACTTCGGGCCCCAGTGTACGACGGAGCTTTCGGACTTGGCCCAGCCGCCAAGCATGTAGGCCCGATGATCTCCCGGCGTTTGATTGTAGTCATGAAACTGAAGGACATGGCTCTCTTGCTTGTATGTGTCAACGTTGCCAGCGATGAGAGTTCCATCAACGAATAGGGTGTTTCGCACGAGGCCGCCGATGACATAATAGAAATTGTTGGCGCTACCCTTGAAATAGCAGTCGGTGATCTCGGGGAACTGAAGCCATTGAAAAACGCCACCAGCCCCCATGTAGAGAAACTGGCAATTCTGAAAGCATCCGAGCCAGCTGCCCATGTCGCCGTAATCATTGATGTTGAATATGACGCAATCCTTCAAATGGGCGGAAACATTGTAGTAGAGCAGACAGTAGCATTGCGCGATAACACAGTCCGTGGCTTTCAACGTGTTGTTGCGTCCAAAGGCCGAGTCAGCGGTCGTAAAGACACAACTCTCAAGGGTCCAATTGACTCTGCCCCAAAGGCCATCTCTATTGCAATCCGTCACGGAGATTCCTTTGGCATACATACCGTGGTTGTTGGTGAAACCATAATCGCTGTGACGAAGTTCACAATATTCGAGCCGAGTATAGGTTCCTTGGGTGTGTTGGGTTTTGCCCGCAGCAATGTAGTCAAAGAGAACGTTTCGAGTCACTATTGCGACCCAGTCATCCGTGAAATGGTTGCTCGCTAGATTCGTCGTTAGAATTGCCGTCTTCGTTCCTGGATCGTAGCTTTGGACGACTTTGTCTTCCGCGTTCCTTCCCGCGGTCCGCGTCATTATGAAGATTCGATCGTTCGCCGCCAATCCAACGTCAGTCGTGAAGACGAGCGTAGCCGTTCCAGAGTTCGCGTTCTGCGCGAGTTGGCCCTTGTGATTCTTCACCGCACCGTAGACATAGAAGTAAGTGCACATGACGGCGTAGCCGCCATTGAAATACAGTTTCGCCGTGTAGCTTGCCCCGATTCTATCCCCATCACTATTTCCGATGTAGAGATAGCCATTACCTGTGATGTGAGCGGCCATTTTGAGGCAGGTATTTGCATCCGTCTTGACCCTGAGAGTTCCAGTGATTTGCAGACCGACAAGACCATCCGCCCAGGAACTTTGGTCCACGTCGAAAGTGACAACGTGGCCCGCTGCGATTATCACGCTATCGCCGTTGGCGGGGACCCCTGCGGGATTCCAAAGGCTATCGGTTGACCAGGTTCCAGTCCCAGTCGAGGTTTTGGCTGTCATGGATAAGGCACTCCGTCAGACCACCATTGGAGACCTGTTCCGCCGAAATGGGTCCACTGCCAGCCGTCAGCCGTGTAGACGTATATCCTGTTTTGATTCGCGCCAAGTCTGACGATGCGAGTGGTTCCAACTGCCGGTGTATCGCTAGGAGCGGCGGTTTTGATTGGAATGATATGATCCCCGGAAAGCTCAACATTTCCTGTTACGTTGATTGAATTTGAAACAGCAACCTTTGATGATGACGCCGCGTTCCCAAGAGTCAGTACCGGATTCGCACCAGAGGCAACGGCCACCATAGCGAGATAGTCGGCTCCATTTGTCGCCGCAATAGAAATAATTGAAGAGGTAGTGCCGACAGCGCCAGGTCTTATCCAGGCTTGACCGCCTACGTGAAATCTCAGGTATCTCCATTGCATGTCGAGGTTGTTTATCTGCAGGTCTGCGTAGTCGGTGTCACCAATGTTCCTTATGGTCAGCTCGCCACTCAGTTCCTTGAGTAGAGCATTGACAAACTTCGTCTTGCTCGCACCAAGGTAGAAATCTCCAGTCAAGCGAATACTTCCGCTGACGTCAAAAGTATAAGACGGATCGCAGCCGATCCCGACCTTTCCATCAGCCGTGAACTTGACCCTGTCCAGGGTGGAATTAGATTCGTATGTAGTGAAAGTCAAGACTCCGCCGGTATCAAATATGCCCCAATCTGTGTAGACGTCTGTAAGCCAAGCGCCTCTCTGAAGTCTTATACCTGCTGCTTGCCCTGAGCCTGTGACAGCCTGAACGTAAAGATACACACTGCCATCTTTCGCAATATGCAGGTAGTCACTAGGGACGGCAACAGCTCCAATACCCAAAGATCCTGAGAGAATACCGCCCCCAAGGGGAAGCCTATCATTTAACTGCGTCTGAATCGCAGAGGTGACACCGTTGAGATAACTCAGTTCAGTGACATCCAATCCAGCGGGCCAATCGGTGTGATCAAGGGCGCTTGCCATCGTATGGCCGCGATCATGCAACTGACCGTGGGTGTGTCCAGAAAGGGCGAAGTCTGCGGCGTGGAGATTATCGAGAAGGTCCGCGTTAATAGCGAGAGCGTCATGGACCGCTTTGTCATGATCTGAAAGAACTGAGGCGATCGTGGCGGGAAGATGTACGCCATCAACTGAATCGGCATCCTTCCCAGTGAGAGGTGTTGGAATTCGCGCCAGGTCGAAAGTGCCTGAAGTTATCTTGCTTGCTGGAATATCTGGAACACTCGATACTGCAATCGACTTGTCTGCTTGATCTCCTGAATCGCGAATTCGAAGAACCTGGTCAACATCTTTGAGAAGAAGGTCTCCTACCGGAGTCGCATCCTGATCCTTCAGAGTGACGCTTTTCAGACCATACGCTTTCTTGGTGTTGAAATCGATATCGCGTTTAGCCGGCATTACGGCGCCTCCTCCACCACATGGATCGTTAAACCTCTGTAGGTCAGGATCTTTCCAGTCGCCCAAGTGACCTGGATCTCAACAGAGAACGCTCCTGCCTTGTCGAAGTCAGTTTGCTGCACCACATAGTGCAGCTCCCCGTTCGAAACATCGTCGACCACAATGTTTGCGACAGTGTCAACCTTGCAGCTTCCAGCCCCCTGTTTGAAGATCTTAAGCCGGATCTCACTGTGTCCAGTGAGGTCAACGCCTGCGCAGCTAGCATTGCAGCACTTCAGGTTCAGGTCGTAGAGCTTGTCGTTCTTCACTACTTCGATCGCGTTCACATACTCGCTCATCGAACGTCACTGCCTTGGCTTTGCCTTCAATATTCCTCGTGGATCTAACGCGCCTAGAACTCTTGTCGCATCGACTGCGACGAGTATTCCCTGCGCATCTAACGTGAAACCGAAATCCTCAAGGCCAAAGTCAGCAAGATCGAAGTCACTGGAATCCCAGACAGCGCCAAGAAGCTGCGCAGAACCACTCATCTTCAATCACTCGTTGAGGAGAACGTGTGGCCTGTGATCTGTCGCAAGATCTCCATCCCTCTCGCCCTAAACTCTTTCTCCTTGTCCTCGCTTTTGCCGAGGCGGTGGAAACAGTTCGCAGCAGATAGGAACGTGGATGCTTCAGCGATCGACTTCAAGCTGTAGCGGTACGTCATCTCGATCTCTGCGCCTATGCTTGGCGCTGTCGTGAACAGGATCTTGCCATCCGCGCCTCTGAGATCAAACTTGTCTGAGGCCTGCGCCACCGTATCTACGTAGGTTGTGACTTTGGATTCGTCGTCGGTTATCTCGTGCTTCTCGTCGACGACGGGTTTGTAGAGAGTTCTGAATTTCCTGTTGCTGGAAGATTTCTGTATGCCCAGTAGCTCCTTGATCTCTTGCCCAGTCCAGATTTTCTCTGTGATCCTTTCTATGTCGCGGTCAGCCCAGTCGATCATCTCATCTACTATCGTATCGCTGATCTCTGTTGATGTGAGTCCAGAGAGGTTTCTAACCGCTTCCTTCGTTGTGTAAGGCATCACGATTTCACCTTCTACCAAAATACTCGCAGAGCGACATGAGTCGCTTCAACACGTGTCGCCGCCAGGTCCACCGGGCCATTCTCCTAATGAGCATCAGGTGAGGTTTGACAGGAATCAGCAATTCACGGTTGCCAGTTCTCAGCATTTCTCTGAGAGGGCACTGACTAAGGCAGAACAGGTGGATTCGCCTGAGTTTCTGTCTGCAGATCTTCTGGCAGGCTAGATGTGTCGAGAATAACCCTAGTCTAGTCAGCGGGATAGACAAGTCATCAGCTATCTTGACATGTAAGTAGGTCCTATTCTCGAGATCGACGACGAGGCGTTCGCGAAGCGTGGTCCCTCCGCGATCCATGATCACGAGATATTTTTTCCCAGCTACCTCTATGAACGGGAAAGGTTCGTCAGGTTTTAGGACTAAAAAGCCTATGGGAAGATCAAAACCATGGCTGGATCTATTAGGCATCAGAAGTCTAGCTCTTCGCAACCACGTTCAGGCTGAATGTGAATGTTGGTGTGTCACTTCCACCGATCGTACAGACAGCGCGAACATACTTGCCGAAATTCGCAGCGAGCTTCTTCAGGTAGGTGCCTTCGGTCGTTATCTGTGTGAAAGCGTCGCCGAGATCCGCAAAGTCGGTTCCGTTGTGGCTGCCCTGGAATTTGATGTCCAGGGTTGGGCTGGTCCCTGCCTTGGCGGTTACTTTCGCGAACCCTATGGCTTCTGCGTATGTGCCGAGATCCTTGGAGGCGCTGTTCGTGGCGCCGCTGCCCCTGGTTGCTGATGCTAAGAACTCTATGACGCTGCTTCCTCGAAGCCTATCATAGATTGCCTTCATGGCCTCAGCGCTATTGTGCCAATTCACCATTTCGCATTATCACCTCTAGTTTTTCGTTTCGCCTCGGAAACGGACAGTGTCCTCAAAAATGGGGATTCACAAAACAGGAAACTTAGGGGAAAAAGGGATCTGGGGAGCTTAGGCGGTGATGATCTTCGCGATGCCTTTCGCGTTCAAGACGCCGAGGCCGTACTCCATGGTCCCGTACATGTAGGTCTTCCTCTCGCCTGCCTCGTACTTCGATTCCACGTCAGGATCCCGTTTGACTTCCTCGACCCACGCTCTCTCACCAAGTAGGAAAGCGTGGTAGGTTGTGATTCCTCCTGCACCTGTGCCGGTTGGAACCTGCGTGGTCTTCAGCACTCTGATGCCCAAGTATTGACCGATCTCACCGTTCATTATCACTTCGCGGCCACCATACTGCGCAGCGTTGACGAACCTGTCGCTCTTCAGCAGAGGGTTCTCCTGAGCCGGAGCAATCACTAGATACCGCGCATCGCGGTTATTCGCACGCATCGCGGTTATTGCGTCTGCCAAAATGTCCGTGTCGAACACATCGCCTGCTGCAACTTCGTTCTCGGCGGCTTTTCCACCACCGTAGACGGTTCCTGCGATTCCAGACGCAGCATTGAGTGCTGCTAGTATGTCCTTGTCTTCCTTGTTCGCCACTGCCTGAGACAGAAGATCAGTCAATACGTCGATGACGTTGAATGTGACTTGTTCGATCACCTGCCGAGTCACCGAGAGGGGCGCGATGATCTCCTTGACTGTTATTTCGAGACGGTCCACAGTGACGGCGAGATCATCTGGCTTCGTGGCTTCCGTGGCATCTATTGCCTCAAGGACCGTTGGAACCTTGGGAAAATAGAACTTGTTTCCTGCAGATCCGCGCAGAGTAGTGTCAACGATACCCAGAGCCCTCATGACTCGCTTGGGCTGAGCTCCGAGCTCAACCTGTGGACCCCAGATGATCGGTATAGCTTTCGCTGCGTCCGTTGTCGTCAAAGATTCTTTGAGTTTGTTGCAGATTTGACCCTGCCAGGGCGATATCGCTTCCTGGAGCGAGGCTCCTGCTACGATCCCTTTTCCTGCTTCTTCCTTCGACAATTCTTCCTTAACCTCCTTCTTCATTTCCTCAACCTTGCCCGGCTCGAGTTGCTCCTTCAAACGAAGAAGATCCGGAGTAGGAACCTGCTCAAGACCCGTCGGAGTCTCCGCTGGGGTTGCAGTTGAGGAAGGAGTCTGTTCACTCAATCAATCAACTCCTTTCGAGAATTTTCTGTTACTCATCGATCCCCTTGCGGGGTCTCAGTAACCGTGATGATCTAGGCTTTCACGCCTCGTCTTCTGAGTTCAGCCACAACCGCAGTCAGATATTGCTGTCTCTGAGCTTCGTTGAGGGATTCGCTCAACTTTCTCTCCCAGAGTCTGATGTCGGTCAATGGATCCCCGGGAGCGACGCCTTCCGTGAGGAAATCGAGTCGTGTGAAAACGATTCCTCGAGGAACAAGCACCTCGCCGACATCTGCGGTTCGGAACTTTGCTTCGATGCTGACGTTCTTGATCTTACCCAACTCGTAGAGGCGATTGGTTTCCTCGTCCTCCACATAGGTGATGGCTTCGACGCTGTTGCCTTCAAACTCAGCGTCCATAGTCCTGTTCTGAGGAAATGCGAGTTCTCTCACGTGATTGATGCCGAGCGGCCTTTCTGCGAGAGATCTTGCCCCCCACTTCAGTTCCTCGTCCGTGTACTTGACCCTGTTACCCGTTGTCGTGACGTGGATAGCGTGGACCTTGTAGAACTTACCAGATCCACCTTCAGTGGCCTTGTAGAACTGAATCGGGGGAGTCCAGCGGAAGGATTCCGCGAGACTTGCGATGCGGAATGTCAATCTACTGAACAGGTTCACTTTCATTCACCTGTAGATCAGGGTGATCTTTGATCCAACCCTGGGCCTTCTCCAGGGTCCAGCCTTTCTTTTTCGAGAAGATGATTGATTGAATCGTGAGTTTGTCTTCGCCTCTCAGTCTACCCACGACTGCGCGAATTCCCTCATCCTGGCTTAGCCAGATCGTTCTAAAACTGTAAGGTTGGAATGTGTCGGGTTCGCGGACTCGTCTGTGGATGAAATTGTGGCTTTCATCCCATCCCTCAGCCAGCTTCGCAGCATACTGCTCTCTATCCAAATCAGTTTCAGGGACCACGTGGATCCTGCCGCCTTTGTCGCGGAAGAACCGCATCTCCTTCAGGTTCTCGGCAGAGATCTCTTCCTCCGTATCCGCCAGAAGCGCCTCCTCTAGAGGTTCGCTGATGAAGGTGTCCCTGATCTTCTCCATTAATGCGAGGTAATCGTAGACTTTGGCCCAGGCTCCTTCTGCTGGAAAGACCTGGTACAGAATTCTGTCTGCGATGTCGGTTTTAGAGGCGAGGACGACGGCCGGTTTTCTCTGGATAGCGCAAGGGATCCAGTCATCTAGATCCGCAAGTGATGGAAGGGTTTTCTCCATTTCTTCTCTCTTTGCTTGCAACTCTTGGAAGCTCATTTCTTCGTCCCCCTCGGCTTGTACTGCCCCACGATTCTTAGCATATCAGCCACTCGCTTCGTGCCCGGATCACGCATTCGAGCCATCTTGTCGAACATGATTCTGCCGGAGAGAATGCCTCTTTGTGTTTTGGTCCACGCCCCCATTGTCGCCCATGCTTCAAGACGGTTTGTCGTGGCATATTGGCCGAAGAACGTGGTAAGCGACCGGATTTTGTCTATCAGCATGCTCTCATTGTAGAGGTTGTTGAACTGTCGCGACTCTTCCTGCCCAGCGCTCTCCCTTTTGAACTGCTCTGCGTGGGAAACTTCGTGTGCGAGTGTTCCCTCAAATCCGTGGCCCGCAGATGACTCAGCATGATACGCCACAGAGACCTTGTCTTGACTTGGATCGTAGAGTCCGGCCACAGACGCGTATCGGCCGCCAGGGTCGCTCATCGGACCAGTGTGAAGCTCAAGCTTCATCCCTTCCAAAACTTCTGGGGGGTAGCGTCGAAGCACCTCTTCCATGCGAGCCTTCACCTGTTCGGCTTCATGCTTCTCGGCATCTGTCAAAGGATGCTTTGAAACGATTGAGGCCTTGGCGGTAATTTCACCAGCGAGCTTGCTCCTCTGCTTGTATTCTCCTGCCTCAGCGGGATCCTCTGGAATTATGCGTATGTTGCCTTCGTCGTCGCGGAAGAAAACCATCTCGGATAAGGCTTCCACCAGTTTTTCATGGACAGGCGCTGCCTCTCGGGTCCCCTTTGGTTCCTCTTGAAGTTCGAAGCCAGCGTTCTTCGCTAGCATGTTTCGCACCTCGTCTCGAGTGAGGTATTCAATGCCGGATGTGGCGCTGATCTGCGCCAGCTGAACTATGTGTTCCATTTTGACTTCAGGCCTGTCGGGTATGCCCCAGCGGATTCGAATCCCCGCCTCAACAGGATCCATCTCATTCTGTTGGAGAAGGATCTCGAACACTTCTTTCTCTACGGTGCGGGCGATGAACCGTTGGAGATACATGATCTTGCGTTGAGCTACGTTATCCGCCACGGTAGCGGATGCTTCAGTGTATCCTGGTGCGGTGAAGAGCCTGGTTACAAAGGATTGGAGACCCTGCACGACCTGTGAGTAGATCTGGTCGATCATGCCGTCGAAACGGGCAGCAGGATTGATGTCTAAGGAATTGACTGTGACAGGCTTGTTGGTTACGAAGTCCGCGTCTGCCGGCGCGTCTTGGATGGTGGGAGCGTATTCCTCCTGCAGTTTCTGGTCGCCTACGCCTTCAAAATTCCAGAGCCGTTTCGGCGCCGCGTAGCGGTGAACAATCTTTTGGATGTCGTCTTCAAGACGAGCTTTGATGTCGAGAAAGGCGGGTCGAACTGTTCTTTCGTCTATCTGTTTGGTTGAAGCGAGACTGTGTAGGAGGCCTGTTCCCCAGGCGGAGCCATCGGCAGGGTTGTGACAGAAGTGGATGATCTCGTTAGGGGCGAATGTGACCGTTTCAGTGCCAATCTGTTGTATGATGAATTGCAGACGGCCGAACTTGTCTCTCTCTATCGTCTTTATCGATGAGAGTGGAAGGATCTTTAATCTGACAAGTTTCTTGTTCGTGTCAAAGATTCTTTCAAGGAAGCTGTTGCCGGCGAACACGACCTCTTTCGAGATTTGCATCAGCAAAGCATCCATGTTCACCGTGGCGCAGAACTCGTCAACGATCTTCTTGCTGCCTTCGAAGCCTGCGTTGCAGACTGTGTAGAATCCTGTGGCTGCGATCTGCTCACTGTGGGCATCAACTGAAGCCATCACAGCCGGATCCTTGAGGTAGTACTCAACGAGTGCGGCGAGGCTGACTGGAGGCTGTTCACCGAGTCGTGCCTTGAAAGCTGGAACGAAGAGCCCTTTCTCAGAAGTGGCCTCCTTCACTGCTTCCGCAAGTTTTCCCGGTAGCTTCTGAAATCGCTTGAAAGCAGGGATGGGTTCTCCTCGCAGTATGCTTTCGAAGAATCCTCCGGAAGGAGTCCGGGGTATGCCTGCGATGCGAAATCTTAGCCTGCTGAACCAGCTTGTTTTCTCGCTCAAAGACTACTTACCTACTTGTCTACCTACCCAGTTACGTGCGCGTTGCCTCAGGCGATAGTTGCGAATCACAAGGTTGACCAGTGCGCCTTTCCCTGAGCGCAATCCTTGTCCCCATTTTCGGGAAGCCATCTGGCAACGAATCTTCTTGACAAGAAATCCTCGGTTGCGGTATAGCTTGCGGATAAGGGGATGGTTGCCGTATGTGAGAAGCCATTTCCCCTGAACTGAGAGCAAGAGGTCGGCCAGATCCACATGGTCCTGTTCAGTCATTGCAAGCTTGTTAGCCTGCTTAACGTCAAGATAAGGCGGGTCGATGAAAAAGAAAGTGTCCGCGCCATCCCAGTTTTTGATGCATCGCCTGAAATCCAGGTGGTCAACGTGTAAGTGCCTTATTCGTTCAGCAATCCCGTTCAGGTTGAAGCGCGAGTTGGAATAGGCCTTAGCCCTTGATCCTATTCTGCCGAAGGCCCATCCGGTCCCCCAGCGTCCGGCGAAGCATGACCTCAAACAGTAGTAGAACGCTATGGCCCGTTCGAGTGGATCCACTATTTTGCCTTCATCCAGGTCTTTCGTGAATGTTTGGTATAGTTCTCTGCAGTACGGAAGCCACTCGAGACGCTTCAGGAATTCATCCTTTCGATCTCTCACAACCATGAAGAGATTGTAGAGATTTGAGTCGATGTCGTTGTAGGCCTCTTGCTGGCTGGGTGGCTTAGCGAAGAGTAGAGCCGCTGAGCCTCCGAACACTTCCACGTAGACCCTGTGCGGAGGAATCAGTGGCAGCAGTTTCTTGAGTAAGAAGGTTTTTCCTCCTGTGTACGGGAAGAAGCGTGAAGCTATTCTGAATGTCATTCTTTCTTGTTTTTCCGTTTCAACCACTTCTCCAGTTCGATTCGACATTCATGACACAGGATCAGAGTGATCTCGTAGAGTTCTCGCCGTTCCTTGCAGCGTTCGCATCTGGTCACTTCTTTTTCCTCAGCAGCTGCTGGATGTAGAAACGGGTCTTGTTTGGGTCGACGATGCAGAGCTTGCAGACCTCAGCTCGAAACATCTGGCCGGTCGGAAGCCTGGTCTTTAGGCGTCGAATCTCCGTGGATAGAACTAGGCGGTGACACATCATGCACTCGACGTATTCATCGCTCTTCTTTCGGCGGAGCGTAGAGTGTCCTTTCATCGGTTGGGAGGTAGACACCGTTGATCTCTCTCGCGAGTATTCGCTCAACTAACGCACCGAGGATTCGGAGACTTGGACGGAGGGTGAAGATTCGCCAAAGCCAACACCGGATTCTTGCTCTGCGCCATGTTGGGGCCCGAATGTCTGGACCGCACCACTGTCGACCTTGCATGTTCCGGTACTGCGTGAGAAAGATGGCCATTCTATCGTCTCCTTATCGGAATGAAAGCTGGTGCTTCGCTCTCTCGAGAAGCGTAGACTGCGAGGGCGATGGACCAGAACCGGTCATCGTGCGTCCCTTCGTCGTGATTGAATTTGACGTTGCCGTCTTTGGTGAGCTCATACTTCTCAACGTTCAATTCAGCGATGACATCAGGGTCGTATGGCAAGGCGAAGTTTTTGAGTTGCATCTGCTCTTTGAAGTATTTCGCCATCTCCATCTTCGACTGCATGCTGAAGATGACTGGAGTGACCTGCGTGATTCCAGCTGCCTGCATGTCCTTGACAACGTAGCTCTCCCGCGTTGCGTCTACCAGGACCTTGTCAACTTCCTGGAAGCGGTCGCATAGCGCCTTCGTGTAGCCGATCACAGAAGCATAAGGGGTCTTCAATGGAAACTGGTGACAGTGGACGAGGCCAATTCGATTGTTCCATCTCTCCACAACCGAGACCACGGAGTGATCCTGCATCTCCCCGAGGTCGATGCCAGCGCTGAATCGGCCTTTCGGTGTGGACTCGAAGGGATAGTAGATTTGGTGTGGGTTGAGATCATGCCACTGGTCGGTCCAGATGCAGGCGACGATGAAGTCTCGAGGCAGATATGCGTCAACGTCTTCGCTGAACTCGGCTTCAAACTCTCGGATGAATCGTTCCGGTGGGCTGACGGTGCGCATTTCATCAATGAATTCCTGAGTCATGAGACCTGCAGCAACAACATCACGCCAGGTCACATGGTGGCGGGACCAGATCTTCTCGAGTTTCTGGTCCTTGCACATCTGATAGAAGACGGACTTCGTCGCCCAGGGTGTTGAGGATGCGATCAGCGTGCCATCTGTCGTGGCCAGCATCGGGTACAAGATGTTGTAGAAGATGATTTCGTCATCTCGGAAGAATGCGGCCTCGTCAGCCAGCACTTGGTGGGCCGTGTACCCACGCAGCAGGTTAGGTGAACATGGCAATGCGACCATTTGGCTGGCGTTTCTGAACCAGATCGTAGTTCGCTGCATCTTGCCAACGATGGCTTTGCGTTCGTCAGGTTTCATGCCGTAGAGGAAGCCTTGGACTCGATCCATCATAATCATTGATTGACGAAGAGAAGGAGCCACGATCAGGGACAGCGTTTTGGGGTGCGTTGCGGCGAACCAGATTCCTCGAACCGCGATAGTTGTGGTCTTTCCTGCTTGACGGCTCATGCGCACTGCGATGCGTTTCGATTTGTCTGTGAGAATTTTCTCTTGGTAAGGTAGAGCCGTGAAGCCAAGGAACCTCTTGCCAAATGCGACTGGATCATCCTTTGTTTTCTTGAGGAGGTTTGCTGTCGACTGGTTTAGCTTCACTCTGCTTTCCTTGAGTCGTATCGCTCGTTTCCTGAGAGTCGCCCACCCTGACAATTTCCTCTGCCTCCATTTCGTCAAGCATTCGCTTGATGTCGTCATACTCGGCGTTCTTCGCCATCATGTCCCAGATCCGGTAGAACCGGGCTATGCGATCGTGGATATAGAGGCGGTTCTCGACTCCTTTGACTCTGGCCGCTAAGGCGCTTAACTGGTCGATGATCTCAGTGACTTCTATGAGCTTCTTCTCGCGCAAAGCCGGTATGTCAAGCCCAGATCCCGCTATGATGAACTTGAGACGGTTGATTGCTTGCAGAAATTTCACGTGTGCAACCCTTTCCAAAGCCTTTTCACTCAAGAAAATAGGGTGACTGTCACCCTCTTTTTTTCGTGCGTAGCCTTCCACAACAGCCCGAACTAAGCCAGAAACGGGAATTCCGCGTCTATTTGCCTCCGCTTTCACCCATTGCAGCACAATCGGATCAAACCGTACAGCTATGCGCGGGTTGCCTTTACCAGGCAAGGAGAGTCAGAACCCACCCGCCAACCCACAAGCATGCCGCCAGTATCACCAGCAGGAGCAGGATCCTTACAGCGATGTGGATGACGATGCTTAACACGAGTGAGAACATCATGCCTCCGAGGATGGCAACCACAACCATCGCTAGGATGACGATCAATAGTGGAAGCATCAGCTCTCACCTCCGCGCGTTCTTCTCGGGAGTCTTTCTCCAACTTCTCGCAAGGCGTCTTTCAACAAGAACAAGGCGCCAAAGGTGAACAAGGAGACGGAGATGTTGAAGATGCAGATCATCAGCAGCAGGAGTAGAACTGCAGCGCTGACCGGGACGGGTTTTGACTGCAGAAGGATCTCGATGACGTGGACCAGGGGCTCTCGAAGTAGTGAGAGTAGGAGAACCGCAGCTACTGCTGAACCCACAAACAGGGCCGTGGCGTATTTGCGTATAGCATCCACCCCGCCATGGCGCGGTTGGAGGCTTGCTGGCCAAAATCTACGTTTTCCCAACATTCATCAATTCCTTAAGCTTGAGATAGGCTCGGTACGCATTCACGCGTCCGTGGCCGATGGAATGTTTCTCGTCAAACTTCTTTCTCGAGAAGAACCGTTTCAAAGCGGCCTGCAGGCGGTAGAAGAAACCGGTAGGCAGCGAAGTGATTCTCGAGACAAGTGGCATGTACGCGGGATCGCAGGATCCCAGGATTGCTTGTTTGAGTTGTTGCGGAGTGGCTTTTGGAAATGCTTGTCTGAGTAGTGCGTAGATCCCTGTGACATGTGGTGTGGCGATGCTGGTGAGAT